GCAGGAAACGACCGTCAGCCACCGGGTGCGGCTTCGCTACCTGCCTGGCCTCACCCAAAACATGCGGTTCTCGTGGCGATCCCGCACGCTCGACATTGTCAGCCTGCTCGAGCACGGCAACCGCAGCGAGCACGAAGCCATCTGTCAGGAGCAGCTGCCCTAATGGCCATTGTCGCAGGCGAACCGCTCATCAAGTTGGCCGTGGGCCGTGGCAAGGCGGCAAAGGCGTTGTATTCGCTCGCGCCGCTCGATGACGTGGTGGCCGAGCTCAAGAAGCTGCCGGCCGACATCTCCAACAGATACCAGCGGAAGGCCCTGAAGAAGGCGGCCCAGCCAGGCAAGGCTGCCCTGGAAGCCAACGTGCGAGCCATCGGCCAGGTTACGGGCAACCTTCTGGCGAGCATTACAGAGCGTGGCAAGAGCTACACCAACAACAAGTTCAGGGTTCCAGTGTCGGTCGTCGTGATCGGCTTCCGTCGCCCTGTTGGTGGCGGTGCTCAGCGAACGGCCGAGACGGCCTTCGGCGGCTCTGTGATGAAGGGTCCGAACCGGGCCTATCACTCGCACCTGGTCGAGTTTGGAACGAAGGGCCGCCGTACACCAGGCAAGAGCCGAGTGGTGAAGCGTCGCCGCGTGATTCTCGACGGGCGGATCATCACGCAGCGGGAACGTCGAAAAGAGCAGGCCCAGAACAATCCACGGCAGATTCTTTCTTCGTGGAACTACCGTCGCGGCAAAGGCTCGTGGCAGGGCAAGTATCCGATCGACTTCATCGCCACCGGCTCCGTGGCCCCGATGCCAGCGCTGCGTCCGCTCGAGCGGGCCTTCAACCAGTCGCGCGGTGCGATGAAAAGCATTCTGGATGTCGAGATGCGCAAGTCTCTCTCGGCGGCATTGCGGGCTTTTGAACGCAGGAACAAGGCAGGCGACAAATGAAAAGCCCCGAAGCCGTTCTCCGTAATGCACTCGTGACCACGACGGCCGTATCGTCCGTGGTGTCAAACCGCGTCTATCCGCTGCTCGCTCCGCAGGCCGCGCCCCTGCCGTTCATCACCTACCGCCGCACAGGCATACGCCGGATGCAGACGCTTGGCGCGCCGATGGGTGTGCCGCAGGTGAGCGTTGATTTTGACGTGTACGCCACGACCTACGAAGGGGCTCGTGACCTGGCCGACCGCTGCCGCTCCGTTCTGGATGGGTACGGGGGAACCTTCGACAATACGGTGGTACAGCAGACTTCGCTCGAAAACGAACAAGACGATTTCGTGCAGCTGGCCGGGGCGGACATGCCGCCTGTGTACAGCGTGAAACTTTCCTTCGACATCTGGTGGCAGGAGACATAGGCACATGAGCACCCCGCATTCCGGCTCGGGTACCACGCTGACGTTCCCAGGTTTCACTGGCAGCGTTACAAACATCACGTACACCCTGAACGACGTTACTGGCGATGACACCATCGACATCAGTCACCTTGGGCTAAGTGCCGGTGCTTCAGTGTTGACGCTCTCTCGCCCGCTGAAGGGTTCCGCGACCGACACTGGCCGTGAAGTGCAAGTGGATTATATCGGCACTGGATTTCTTTCAGACGGCGCTACCGGAACGCTCGCCATCACTGGTGGACTGGCGTTGTCTGCAAGTGCCACGGTGCAAAGCTCGTCTGTGACGCTTGCCGTAAATGACGTTATCCGGGGCAACGTTACCTTCCGGGTTGCCCGCTAACCCACGGGAGGCCATCCCGTGGCGACTTATAGCACCAGCGTCTCAGTGACTTGGGGTGTCGTGCCCTTCACTGAAGTTGTTGGCCTAGATTGGACCTACGGCGGCGGTGCTCCCAAGGGCCGCAGCGTCGTGTGGACCGATGACGCTGGCAGCGTCTCCGTCACCACGTTGGCGGGCGCCAACACGAGCACGGACGAGTACGGCCTGCGCAAGCAGCTGGTGATTTCCGGCGGCGGCCAATCCTTGACGAGCCAGGCAGTATGGGAGTCGCTGAGCGTCTCGAATGAAGTGAACGGCGTGACCCGTTACACGGTGACGTTCAAACTTTTGGACAACTGACAATGCCACTGACACGGGAACAGATCGACGCAGCCGACGACGCCAAGATCATCAAGGTGCAGGCATTCGGCGGCGAGTGCTGCCTGCGGCTGATGAGCGTAGGCGAACGAGACTCCTACGAACTCAAGCTAGTCGAGGCCGGCGGCAAGGCCATCCCAGACTTCCGCTCGGAGCTCTTGAGCCGCACGCTGTGCGACGAAAAGGGCAACCTGCTGTATCCAGGCGACGAAGGCGTGGAAGCCTTGAAGCGCCGCAGTAGCGACCAGATGCACAAGCTGTGGCAGGCGGCCATGAAGCACAACGCACTGACAGAGGAGGAGATTAAGAGACTAGCGGGGGAATGAGCGCCCGTCCGACGCTTCAATTCAAAATGCGTCTGGCGGGCCACCTGGGAAAGACACTCGCCGAAATCGACCAGATGGATTCGCGGGAGTTCTCTCGGTGGCTAGCGTTCTCCAGGTGGTTCTCTCCGCTGGCTGACAGTTGGACGCAAACCGGGATGCTGGCAAGCGCGATGCTTGCACCGTACTGCCCACGTGGCAAGGTGCCATCGGCAAGCGACTTCATCCCGATCGAAGACAAGGCACCGAAGCATCCGAATCAGATACGCGAAGTGCTCGAGCAGATGAAGCGAGACTTGGAAGGCTGAGATGGCAACCGTAGGGCTAGGCTTTCAACTATCGGCGAATGCCACGCAGATGTCTGCGGGCATCAACGCTGGCGTCGTGGAGTTGCAGAAGCTGGGGTATGCCGCCAAGAGAACGCAGCAAGATGTCTCGACGCTGAAGACCATCGAGCTGTCGCGGGTCTTCGTCTCTGCGATCCAGTCGGTGGCCGGCTCGTTCACGTCGTTTGTGGCCGGGGCCGCGTCTGCTGTGGCCGCCGTGGACGATCTCAGCAAGCGCACGGGCGTTTCGGCACAGACGCTCCAGGCGTATCAGTTCGCAGCCGAGCAGTCTGGCGTGAGCGTTGAGACGTTTGGCAAGGGCATCCAGAAGCTTGGTATTAACCTCGGCGAAGCCCAGACGGGCAACAGGTCTGCAATCAAGTCTTTCGCGGATCTTGGCTTGTCGGTCGAAGAACTCACCAGGCTCTCGCCAGAGCAGGCATTTGAGAAGGTGGCGGCAGCGATCTCGCAGCTGCCAAATCCCGCCCAGCAGGCGGCGGCTGCGGTGTCGCTGTTCGGCAAGAGCGGGGCCGAGCTCGTGCCTGTGTTCCAAGAGGGGGCAGGCTACTTGGCAGAGATGAGAGCCGAGGCAGAGCGGCTTCGCCTGGTGCTGAGCAAAGAGCAGACGCAGGCGCTGGCGAACCTTGATGACTCTATCTCCAAGGTTTCCGCATCGTTTAAGTCTTTGCAGGCCCGCATCGTGGCCGAGTTGGCTCCAAGCCTGGTGCGTGCGTCTGAGGCAGCCGCCAAATTCTTTGCGGAAATTAGCGTTGAAGACTTAGTGCTGCGAGCCCAATCTGCAGTGCAGCAGTTAGCCGACGCATTTGCGGCACTCTCTCCAGTGCTGGAGTTCGTTGTAAGAAATCCGCTCAAAGCATTCGTTGGGTACATCACGTTCGTCAAGTCGGCAAACGTCGCCAAAGATGTTCTTGAGTTGGGGCTGGCGTTCAAGACGGCAGCAATTAGCGCCGGCGGTTTTGCTGCTGCAGCCACTGCGGCGAGTGCTGCAATGGTCGCCCTAAAGGCCGCTTTGCGTGGATTGCTTCTGATCTCCATTCAAGGTGCTATTGCTGTCGGTTTTTCGCTGGCAGCCGAAGCGGCGCTGAGATGGGCGACTGACAGCACCGTGGCTACGGATGCCGTCAAGGTTGGTGTGGCTGACGCAGGGCAGGCAGTCAATGGCATGGGCGGTCAGTTTGAGGGGGCTGGCAGGGCAGCCAGGCGCTTTGCCATCGAAGCCGAGGCAGCATTCAAACTACCGGCCGAAATTACCGACGCCACACTTATCCAAGGCACGATTGAAGAGGCTGCCAACGGCTTCAAGAAAATTGCACAAGAAGCCGGCAACCTTGGCAATGTGCCCAAGCAGCTTTTGGATTCGTTTGCAATCCTGCAAACACGTGTCGGCAGCCTTACGGACAAATTCCGCAACGCAGCATTTTCTCAGGATGCTATCGCCGAAGCAGCGCGCAACGTCGTTGTTGAAGTCAACAAAATCAACGACGCTAGGAAGAAGGAAGAGGAGGCTACTAAGCGAGTGGCCGACGCAGCCGCCAAGGCCAGCGAAGAGTCCAGGAAGCGGGTTCGTGATCTTGTGGAGTCCGGCGTTCCTGAATCGGAGAAGTCGCGGCTGACGCTGTCAGAAGACCTGCTGGCAATCACCCGCACGATCGCTGATGCCGAAAAGGCGCTGGCAGATGCTCGGAAGTCTGGAGATGCCGCAGCCGTCGCCCAGGCCCAGCAGCGGCTTGCACTCACGCAGCAGACAGCCGCCGCTGCAGCCAACGCCGCTCAGCAACAAGCTCGAGATCGTTCGCTAGAGGCGCGTGGCTTAAACAAAACGCTGTTTCAGCAACCGCCCAACTTGAAGGATCAGTTAAAGGAAGTTCGTGACGCCTTTAATGCCGGCGAGATCACGCGCCAGCAAGCGGCAAACGCCTTTGACAATCTGACGAAAAGTGCCGTTGACAGCTACAAAAAGATTCAAGCGGAGCTTGCGCGACCGTCTACACAAGCGCTGCAAGCCAACGACCTGCGCACACAGGGTGGAGCGTCTGAGTTTTTGCGGCTTGCATCCGGTCGGCAAGATCCTGGCATTGAAGAAATGCGCGAGCAACTTAAAGAGCTGCGTGAAGTGAAGCAGGCTATCCGCGCAGTGTTTCCGTTGCAGATTGTGGAAGTGTAGCCATGTCCATCCTCAACTTCCGCGAAGTTCTCCCCCGCACGTTCTCGCACAAGTTTGGCGAGAGCCCGACGGCCGAACGCAAGTTTGTGGTGACAGTCACGGAGCCTGTCGGCCACCAGCAGCTGCTTGATGCCGTTGCAATTTACCATGGGTCGATACACCCAGAGTTCACGTATCTGCTCTGCACCGAGGGCAGCGTCACGGAGCCCGATCGGCAGCACGCCGAGATCACGTATCGCTACGAAGTTCCAAATGTCGGCACGCAGGACAACCAGCCAAACCCACTGGCACGCAAGGACGTGTGGAGTTTCAGCACTGGCGGCGCTGCAGTCCCGGCTCTCGTCTACTACCACGGCAGTGGCAACGCTAACAAGAAAGCGTTAATCAACACGGCTGGCGATTTCTTCGAGTCGGCCATGACTGAGGAATCAGAACTTCGGTGCAGCATCAGCGGCAATCGTTCTGTGTTTCCTGTCGCAATCGCTGCCCAAGTGACAAACTGCGTGAACCTCGATCCGTTCATGGGGGCGGCCCTGCATCAGTGGAAGTGCCAAGGCATTAGCGGCCAGCAGCAAGTGGAAGTCGTCAACGGCGTGGAAATCAAATACTGGAGCGTCACCGTCGAGCTGGTGTATCGCCAAAGCGGCTGGAATCTCCTGTTGCCCAACGTCGGATGGAACTACATCAGCGGATCAGGCGGCAGCGCCAAAAAGAAGCGGTGCTACGTGTTCAGCGAAGAAGATGAAAAGGTGGCGTCCGCCAACGTCATGGCCCTGAACGACGACGGCAGTATCCGATTCAACACCGACTTCACCGGCTCGGGTGCGCCAACAATCTTGAACCGTCGAGTACACCCAGAAGTCGCATTCACCCCGCTATTCGGCACCCCGCCGTTCTAAGGAGCCCGCCATGCCCGACGTGAACTACACAATCAACGCCCAGGTGCAGAAAGGCGCTCTTTCGCAGCAGTTCGCCGCGTCTGGCATCACTGCCGACATCGCCACTGCTGGCATGCTGGCCGTTACGCTGAACCTCGGCACGGCCGTCACGCAGATCAGCACCGCCACGATGGGCAGCCTCGGCCTGTGCTTCGCCCGTTCGCTCGCCACGGAGACAACGCACACGGTGTCCTTCGGCCGATTCGACGGCACGAACCTGCACGAGACTGTCAGCCTGCGCGCCGGCGAGGCTGCGATCCTGCGGCTGGCGGCTGGCAACTACGCCGCAAATGCTGCCGTGGGTGCCTCCCGCCTGGTGCTCACCGTGCTCGAGGACTGACCATGGCCCAGAAGCCAGACGGCAAGCCAGCCCGCACAGAGCGCGTCACGTTCACGAAGCCTGCCGCTGAGCGGATCGCCAAGGTGGTGCGAGCCGTTGAGGGTGGCGACCGGGACACAGGGCCGCTGACGTTTGGCAACCGTGGCGTGAGTGGCAATCCCAAGACCTTCCGCGTCGCCACTTTCACCGGCGCGTGGGCGATCGGCGACACGAAGACGGTGACGTTCCGAAATCAGACGGCCACGCCGAATACGGTGGCGGCGGTGAATCTGTTCGCTGCCATTACGGCGGCGTCTGGCTCGCGCAACTGCGCAATAGGCAAAGACGGGACGGCGTGGTATCTCATCGCCGCGCAG